CAAGCACAGTCACTGAATGTTTTCTTTCGTCCTGATGCTGATATTAGTTACCTTCATGCTATTCACTTTCTAGCTTGGAAGAAGGGACTAAAGACGATGTACTATTGTCGATCAGAGAAGATCGGTAAAGCTGATCGTGTCTCTCGTAAGATTGAGAGGCAGATCATTCAAGAGATTGATATGGAGGCACTAGCCTCTGGTGAAGAATGTCTAGCTTGTGAGGGTTAAATGACAAAGCTTAAACTTCAAGATGAACGGAACTACTTCAAGCCTTTCCACTATCCGTGGGCGTATGATGCATGGCTGAAGCATGAACAGTCACACTGGCTGCATACAGAAGTTCCTATGCTAGAGGACGTAAAAGATTGGAAGAGTAACCTAACTACAGAAGAGAAGTACTTTCTTACCAACATCTTTCGCTTCTTCACACAGTCAGACATTGATGTTGCTGGTGGTTATGTAGACAACTATCTACCACACTTTCCGCAGCCTGAAGTACGTATGATGTTGACCAGCTTCGCTGCACGTGAGGCACTTCACGTTGCTGCTTACTCTCACCTCATTGAGTCTCTAGGTATGCCGGAGACTACATACAATGAGTTTCTAGAATACGAAGCAATGAAAGACAAGCATGACTTTTTCCTAGATAAGGTATCTGGTGATGCTCCAATCCCGCTGAAGATTGCAGCTATCTCTGCCTTTACTGAGGGTCTTGCACTGTTCTCCTCCTTCATTATGTTGTTAAACTTCCCACGTCATGGTAAAATGAAGGGTATGGGGCAGATCGTCACATGGTCTATTGTAGACGAGACGCAACATGCTGAAGGCATGATCAAGCTGTTCCGTACATACGTTGAAGAAAATCGTGATGTATGGAACGACAAAACAAAGTCTGAGATTTATTCTACTGCTACAGCTATGGTAGACTTGGAAGATAAGTTTGTTGATCTAGCTTTTCAGATGGGTAAAGTAGAAGGACTACGCGACTACGAAGTTAAAGAATATATTCGGTACATTGCTGATCGTCGTCTTATTTCTATGGGCATGAAAGGCATTTACAAAGTAAAGAACAATCCTCTGCCTTGGGTAGAGACAATGATCAACGCACCTACGCACACTAACTTCTTTGAGAATCGTGCTACAGATTATGCTAAAGGTGCACTATCAGGGAACTGGTCTGATGTTTGGGCAAACTAATAAACACTTAAAAGAAAATAAAATGACGTACTGGCAGCACTGTAAGTTTGCCAACAGTATAGCATTAGCATTACTACGTGCTACGGTATGTCTTGTTATCCATTCTATTTTTCCCGGTTTGTTCACTGACACTGGCAGCACTATCATAAAAGATATGCACAATAAAATTATCGGGAGAGAATAATGTCAACTAAGAAAAGAGATTACAAAAGAGAAAATCGTGTAACAAAAAGTAAGCCAAAGAATATTGCTAAACGAGTAGCGCGTAACAAAGCACGACGTATGCTTATGCGTGAAGGTCTAGTAAAGAAAGGCGATGGTAAGCACGTAGATCATAAGAAGCCTCTCAGCAAAGGTGGCAGCAACAAGCGTAGTAATCTTCGTGTAAGAAATGGTCGTAAGAATAGTTCGTTTGCACGTAATCCTGACAAATCAATAAAGACAAGACGAAGGACTTAATGTTTCCATATCCATTCAAGATATATCAAGAAGAACTTCCAGAAGATTTCTGTAATCATGTTATAAATCTAGCATCATCTTTACAAACTGAAGAGGGTGGTGTGCATGTAGATGGCAGCACAGAAATTTCTAAAGAAGCTAGGAATAATAATATATCTTGGGTAAACAATCCTGATATTATAGAGTTGATGCAGATATATACTGTAAAAGCTAATCAGGAATGTGGATGGAACTTTGATATAGGTGTATATGAAACACCTCAACTATCTACGTACAGTCAAGGACAGTTCTATGATTGGCATGTAGATGTAGGAGTTGAGGAAGAATACGATCCAGTAGTTCGTAAGCTGACTATTAGTATCAATCTTAACAATCAATATGATGGCGGTAACTTTCAGATTGAACGATGGGGCAGTCCTAAAATAAAGAAAAGATATATCACTGTAAAAGGTATGAAGAAAACAGGAAGTATTCTTGTCTTCCCCTCTTTTCTACATCACAGAGTTACACCAGTTGTACAGGGACAGAGGAAGTCTCTTACCTGTTGGTTTAGAGGACCACCATTTAGATAAAATAATTGTTGACATAGTTAAATTCTAACTATATAATAATGGGGATAGTTGCTAATAATAGGACTATCCCCTTTTTATTTGTATTTGCTAAAGAAAGGAATACACAATGAATGTAATATCAGTATCACCACAGTTTGATAGGATGCGTAACTTTATGCTCGACGTTGATAAATACTTTGAGCCTCTAAACTATGTAGCACAATCAATATCAAACAGCGGTGCTTACCCTCCTCACAACATCCACAAAAAAGATAATCAGTACATTATTGAAATGGCACTAGCTGGTTTCAGTAAAGAAGATGTGGAAGTTGAAATTGAACCTAACATTCTCACAATCAAAAGCGTTAAGAAACCTGACGAGTCTGAGAAAGATATTAACTATGCTTTCAAAGGTATAGCCAAGAGAGGCTTTCGTCGTGTCTTCTATCTTGCAGACAAGATGCGTGTAGTGTCTTGTAAGATGCAAGATGGTATGCTACATATCGCTATTGAAAAAGAGATACCTGAGAAACCAAAACCAAAAACAATAACAATAGAATAAGAAGGAGCAGGGGTTTGCCTATCAATAAGCTTCCAACTATTTACATCGGCTATGATCCTCGTGAACATGATTATGTTCGCGTACTAGATAAATCTATTCGTATGAATACTGCGAATACGTACAATATAGTCCCTATTGTACAATCAGAAGTTCGTCGTGCAGGTTTATATTGGCGTAGTCCAAACATAGACAAGGATGGAAATAGGGTGGATACTTTTGATGGCAAACCCTTCTCTACTGAGTTTAGTTTTACAAGGTTTCTTGTACCTTTCCTAAATCAAATGTCTGGCCTTGCTTTGTTTATGGATGCGGATATGTTTGTTACAGCAGACATAACAGAGATATTTGATGTATATGGATCGGACAAGGATAAAGCAATAAGCTGTGTCCAGCACATGCATGAACCATCAGAAAAGACGAAGATGGATGGGAAGGTTCAAACCATCTATTATAGAAAGAACTGGTCTTCTTTTGTTCTTTGGAACTGTGACCATCCTTGGATGAAAGAACTTACTATTGCTGATGTAAATGTAAGGCATGGTGGTTGGTTGCATTCTTTTGAATGGATGGATATTTATCCTATCGGTGATATAGACGAAGAATGGAACTGGCTTGATGGTTCTTCTCCTGAAGACTTACCACCCAAGAACATTCACTTCACTACAGGTGGTCCTATATATCCTGAGTGGAAGGGTAAAAGAGATATAGATAATCAATACGCAGATGAATGGCGTGATTTTTTTAGTACAGTAGTAAAAGGATAATAATAAGAATGATTCGTTTTGTAACTTCGTTTAGCCAAGACGGCTATGAACGGTATGCCAAGAACATGCTTGAGTCTGTTGTAGAAAACTGGTATAAAGACCTACACCTTACAGCATACTACCATGACTGTGATAAGGATGTAGTAGCTTCATTTCCTCAAGCAGCTAACATTGAATATCGTAACCTAAATGATGTTCAGGATATGTTAGATTATCGTGAACGTATGAAAGCATACGATGGAACAGCCAATGGTACAGTAGCTTATAACTGGCGTATGGATGCTATCAAGTGGTGTCATAAGATTTATGCTTTAACTACATATGCCCTTGAAATTGCAGATGAAGAAGCACAAGCAGGTTGGCTATGCTGGCTTGATGCAGATACCATAACTACTAAACCTTTATCACAGAGCAAACTAGAATCGATACTACCGGCAAAGTCTGAATTGGTACATCTAGGTCGTAAAGATGTAGACTACAGTGAAACATCCTTTATGGGTTTTAATCTTAATTATGATTCCCCTATCTATCTAATTGCTGATCTAAGGGGTTGTTATGATATTGGTGAGGTTGTTTCTTATCGTGAATGGCACGATGGATTTATCTTTGAACGTCTGTTAAAGATTTATACTGCACATGGTATGCGGGTACATAATCTAACTCCTGATGTTAATGGTCTATCTGCTTTTCAAAATTCACCTCTATCCCGGTACATGACACACTTCAAAGGTAATCTGAAAAATAATCTATCAGATACTGAAGTAGCACCTGATGTTAAACTACCTCGTTATCGTCAGCTTGCTGATCTTGTTCGTACATATGGCAGTGAAACAATCGTAGAGGTTGGCACGTGGAATGGTGGACGTGCTATAGAAATGTCTCTAGCTTCCTTTGAAACAAAAGACAAGGTACATTACATTGGCTTTGATTTGTTTGAAGAAGCTAATGAAGAACTAGATAAGTACGAACTAAACAGCAAGGCTCATAATTCTATTAAAGCTGTAGGTAATCGTCTACAGCAGTTTGCTGACAAGATGAAAGAAAAGGGTAAAGATTTTACCTTTGAACTACATAAAGGCGACAGTAAAGAAACACTGGTTAATGCTAAGGAAAGCATTGCTAAAGCGAATTTTGCTTATATTGATGGTGGACATTCGGAAGAAACAGTAATTAGCGATTACGAAAATCTAAAGCATTGTGATGTTATTGTTTTTGACGATTACTTTACTAAAGATATTGATGGTAATATTCTAGGTGACGAATACCTTGGAACTAATCGTCTTGTAGACTCCTTTAACGATACACTAAAGGAAGGACGTTGCATTGTCCTACCTTCACAGGACAAGGTAAAAGGTGGTGGTATTACTCACCTTGCTCTTCTCCTACAGAAGGATGGTCTACCTCCAGTACCTGAATCACTTACTAAAGTTCCAATCGTTGTACGTCCCCGTGATTCGATGCCAAAGGAATATATCATTGACAGTATCAATGAGAACGTAGAACTAATTGATAAGTGGGATTTTGTAAAGACATGTAAGCCTAATGCAGAACATGCTATTATTGTATCCGCTGGTCCTTCTATTAATTATATAGAACTAAAACATGTAATTAACGAAACAAAGGGTACAGTATTCTGTGTAAAACATTCTTACCCTAAACTGTTACAGAATAACATTGATCCTTATGCTTGTGTCATTCTTGATCCACGTCCTATTGATGGCGTGTCTACACATGGCATTGTTCGTAAAGATTTATTCAATCTTATTGACAATAAAACCAAGTTTCTTGTAGCTTCAATGACAGATGTTAGTGTAACAAAATACTTGCTTGATAAAACAGATCAGGTATATGGTTGGCATGCTTTTTCTGAAGCTGTACAACAGGCAGCACAAGGTAAGTGGGAGGTTGATAAACGTGCTAATATATCTCCTGATACTACCTTTGTAACTGGTGGTACTTGTTCAGCTATGCGAGCAATTGGAATGACACATATTCTAGGATTTAGAAACTTTCATCTGTTTGGTTTTGATTGTAATATTCCAAATGTTACACCAGAAATGGAAAAAGAAGAAACAGAAGACGGTAAGAAGAAGTACCTAAAGGTTGAAACAAATGGTGTACACTTCTGGACTACAGGTGAGTTGCTTGCTATGGCACAGGATTGTGAACGTCTGTTTAACAACAAAGATATTGATATGAACCTGACGCTATATGGGGAGGGTACACTTGTATCTGAGGTATTCAAAGATACTTTTCATTCAGATAAACCTGACTTTAGAGAACTATTAAAATAAATGGTTGGACAGCTAAACGAGAAGCAAGAGAAGTTTGCTCAAGCATATGTACTCTATCGGAATGCTACTGAGGCTGCAAAAGCTGCAGGGTATTCCGATAGGTCTGCTTACAATCAAGGTAGCAGACTGTTAAAGTCTGAAGCTGTAAAAGAAAGGATTGAAGACCTTGAAAAAGAAATGGAAACATCTATTGACTACGTGGCTGAAATTGAAAAGCAATATACGTATGCGACTAACAACAACCATACAAACTCTGCCCTTAAAGCACTTGAACTTCTTAGTAAGCTACGTTCTCCTACGGAAGAAGATGCGCCTCAAACTATTGAGGAGTTGGAAAAAGATATTGTCAAGAGTCTCGAACTGTTGGGTGAAGAAAGAGCCGTTAAGCTTTTCTCAAGCTGTTCTTGGTTCGATGAACAAGAAGAAGAGATGGAAGAACTTCTAGAAGAAAAGGACGATCTAGAGGAGGAATTAGAATCCTTAAATAAAGAAGGGTCTACAGACGATGAATCTGAAGACCCTTCTTGGCGCTAAGTCTTTCCCCTTCTACTCAGCTTTTCTTTCATTAGCTACAGGCGGATGCTTTCCATTGTGCATGGAATATAGTCTATCATAACCTTTTTCTAAATTCTTAATAGTTGTTAGCATTTCAGATAACTGCATGTGATCACGTCTAAGGTTTTCAGGACTAGCCATCTTAGCAAGAATACTTATTCTTTGTTCTTGCGTCTCTGTAGAAGTATGTAACTTATCATACATACTATCCATTTTTCTTAGACGTTGTTCTACATCGTCTAGTTTATCGACTAATTGTTTAATCTGCATTTTAGCTACAGCACTAGCGCCAGCAACACTAAATAGTATTCCTCCTAGAGTTACAACTAATCGTAAATCAATGGCTCCCTCCATTGACCTTTCTCCCTTAACTTAATGTTTACCACCATTTAACATTTTAAATACATGATGTTCCATAATAGACAATCTCTTGTCTAAATGAGTAGTTGTATTTATCATTTCTTCTTTTAACTTTAGCCTCTCTATAGAGTTACTAGGACTGGGAATAATCTGATTATCCATGTCTACTAGAATTGACATTTTCTGCTCTAATGTAGCTATTCTATCTTTTAAAGTCATTGACTCTTGAAACAAATAACCTATAATGCTTAACAATACAGGAAGCAGACCTATTGCTACAGTTTTTATAGTTTCTTTGTGCATGATTATGGTGAATAGTTATTAACGTCTACAGAACTATTTTTAATATACACCATAGAAAAGTTTGCAGAAATAAGGTTGTTTGATCCAGAAGATTCTGCTCTTACTTCTAAGTCTGTTTTTTCAGATACTGCAATCGGATAACGTAGAAGAAAATCTGCAATACCGCCTGAACCAAGAGTTTGTTTCATCATAACTCGAAACACACCGCCCTGTGTACGTTGGACAATTTGAGCAGTAACATACTGGTTAGCGTTAGTCGTACCAGTAGCAATGTTGACATGATCTAAAAATCCTGTGT